ACGTTGCTCGCCTTCCTTCATCTTCTTACCGCCTTTCTTGACATATTCAAGAATGGCACGGTTACGGATACTTTGAGCTTTTTGGAACGCCTTGCTTCCGGGGCCATAAACAGTGATGCTTAATTGACCACCATTGGCATCAAGTAATGCCTCACCATCTACTGACTCAAGTTCAACGATTGCTGTTTCTTTCACAGCTAAATTTGAGATATCAAACATTTTTATGATCCTATCGCGGGGAGAAGTTTTGCCCTTGCTCAAATCAGCCGCACCCCGCGAAGGATGCGAACTGATCCGAGTAGGTGCACGTGTTGCCATTTACGGCAATTCTTTAGGCTGCAAGTGACTCAACAATGCCAACTCCGGCTGCATTGGTTGTAATCTCCAATGTTGCAGTCGCTGTAGTGATTGAATCAACAGAGCCAACGCCTACTTTCCAAGACATGATTTGCGCCCTGAAAAAGTATTTGTCGCCGTTCTGTGTAGTCACCATGAACGAGTAGTCGTTATCAGAAATGCTTGCAGCTTTCATAATAATTTGACCAGCGTCATCGGTGTCCAAGCCCAAAGACAACGTGATCGTGCCTTCGTTGAATGAGCCTTTGAATTTCTGTGTCCCGCGATTGCCAACTGGCATATGCGTGACCAAAGCATACTCACGACCAAACTCGCCCAAGTCGGTCACTTCACCAACGAGTGCGGGGACGGGAGATGTGGAGAACAGAGTTGTGTACCCTGCACTGTTAAAGGTAGCGGGTGCTGAAGCAGTGACTCGGAGTGTCGTCCCTGCGGATGTGCGTACAGTCATAATTTAATCCTCACGGTTGCAAAAAAAAGCCCGCAGGGATGCGGGCAGAATTTTCAAGCAGATACTTGAAACTTTGATATGTCTCACTATTCGTAATAAGACATTAAATAATCGGCAGATTGAGTCCAGATACCAGTGTCCAAGTCTTTTTCGGGAGTTCCAAAAATGTCTAAGCGACTACTGATAACAGTCTTACCTGCAAATGTTTGTTGAAGCTTGAAATCCATCGCCAAGCGAACTTGCTCATGGATTGCTTTCACCTCTGCAATTGTTTTAGCCAGAGGGTTTATTTGAACCCTAGCTTGGGCTCGTTGTGGCACTACGTTGAAGCGCAAATTTGGCAACGGAATATCGTCAATGACTGTATAAACAAGGGCCGGAAAAGCAGTATTCTGTGGAAGCTGCGTCATTGCCCGACGAGTGCCAACCAATGCACTGATTCCTTGAGTATTCAGCATTGCAGCAATGATGAGTTCCGGATTCATTTTTACTTTAAAAGTACATCATCAAGGCGTTGCCGGATGTAGTCTGCCGTCTTTTGGATAGCCTCAGATTCACCGCCGTCAAAAGCTCGCCTCATAAATGCATTAGGTCTAACGCCTTCGTGAGTTACGCTTGGGGCGTAGATATTTCCAAACTTCAAGGCTTTGCCATTTTTCGGCTTTATGGTGTACGGGCCACCAACTGTTTTGCCAGAACCTTCATAAAATGAAGCTGTACCAAACTCTATAAATTTTGCGTAAAAAACGTCACCACCACCAGCAACTACTTGGGTGATAACTTTTCCACGCCTAACTTGGCTTTTTACCTTAATGCTTTTCTTCAGGTTTCCTGACTTAACAGGTGCGCCATTTCGAGCACGATCCCGGTACACATTTGCTCCAACGCGCAAAGCACTCCGCATAATGTTTTTTTCCATCCGTACGGGTAATGTGTCCAACATTTTTTGCAAGTCTGAAAGACCTGCAACAGTAATAAATTGCTCACTGGCCATCTAAACTCCCCTCATTACAGTCAAAAACAAGAAACTTATCGTCTTCATCAATGTTCATTGAAGCGACAATATTTAAAACTCTTGAACCAAAAAGAATACGCCAGCCATCGGCTTCAATGGCTGGTAAAAATAAAGTTGAAAACCTGACAGTGACTTGGTGAGTCAATTGCGACTCAACCAACATGTCGTTCATTCTCGTTTTCTCTTTACCGCTTAAGGGCTTGATCTCTGCCCACACAGTCGCGATGCTTGCCCATGAGTTAATCTGCTGACCATAAGCATCAAGCGTTGTGCTTCTTGATTGAACGTTAATGCGATGCTTTAATTTCGAGATTCTCATTACGGACCCATATTTATTCGGTATGGGGTCATGAGATGAATAATTCCAAAGGGAATTGCTGTCACCAAATTACCAACATTGATGGCTTCTCTGTTTTCATAAAGCTCACCAATGTATAAAAGCATCGCTTGCTTTAAAGCCAATGGCATTGGGTATTCGTTTGGGCTTAAACCATCTGTAAAACCTGCCGCAAATCGAACAATCACGGCATTGGGTACTTGTTTTGTATGGGGCCAAGTCGTTGCGGGGAAAATCTTTGAGGGCTTACTGTATGAGTCAAAGATGTATTGACCAGCACTGAGCGTCTGCAAAGTCCCATTTGTGTCTGTGTAGATGATGCTTGTGATTGAATTGATAGGGTACGTTCCCAATTCAATTGCATTTACTGGGAATTCATCCAATGCCAATGCATATGTCGTTTGTCCAACCGTTAATTCCGTATAGGTTTCAACAGCCTCACGGGCTGTCTTAATGATGTTAGTGACCAGTGCATCATCTGGATGTGTTGGTGGTGAGCCCGTGGTGTCAAGGCGCAAATGCAATCTTGCGGTTGCCAATGTGATTGGCTCAGAAACTACTGCCGCTGTGCGCTTAATCTTCCGTAATACTTGAGTCATTTGTCTGTTCCACTGGCTTATAAACCAAAGCATCGTCACCAATCCACGACCTCAAAATCTTGCCTCCGACATCTTTTGATCCACGAAATTCTTTTGTGTGACCAACTCCAATGCCTCCGCGACCTTCCATCCCCTTGATACCAAGCACACCCTCACCACTGAACAAATGGTTGTTGTTGTGGGCTTGCCAAAGCAGTACATCTATAAACTTAACGCTGGCTCTGCATACTGATCTAAAGGTATCCAAGGCTTGACCGCGAATGGCCGTTGAGCAAAGGCTGCTGTGAGTTGCGTTTTGCATCTGGCGATATGATTTTTGCGGTAGGTTGTAATACCGCGCGTGAGACTCACCAACCAACTCAGCTTTTCCAAGCATTGCATCGACGGTCTCAAGCCAATCGGCCGCATACCAATCATCATCTTCAATAAAGACTACTTTTTCATTAGGATTTATTAAGTCCATACCAGCCCGAAGATTACGAGCTTGGGTGTTCATACCTTCTTGCCAAAATGGATTTGGCCTGACAACTTCTAATGTCCAGTTCTTTTTGTCAAAAGTGATCGGCTGCGCTTGCTCACCATCGTCAACAATAATCCAGCGAACATCACCCCGGTAAGTCTGCCTTGCCATCCACAATTCGCAGATAGCCCACGCCTTTGGTCTTGCACCAGTTGCAGTCAATAAGGTCAACATACTTTAATTGCTTCCTCAAGCGTCATGCGCTCAAAGCAAGTCAGGGCTGTCTGTCTGCTTGCGTTAATTACTCGAACACCTTCAGCTTGCAAGTCAACTGCAAGTTGGGGGAACTTTGCTTGCCATAATTGGAATGGTTGGTGATTGGTCAGTCCGTCACCGTGCTGACCAAACCAATGAGCATCACCCTTTGGCGATAAAGAACAATCGAGGCCCAGCAAAACAATTGTCTTAGCGCCCCAAAGGTAGGCAAGATTGATTGCCTGATAGCCACTATTACCACCTTGGTGGATCACACCATCAACACCGAGCCCTTCTTTGTATTCAGAGCCGATGCGGTTGATGTTGTACCTCTTGGCCGCCCCCTCGTCTTGTGTCCAACATTCACCTTTGTATTCGGATTGGACTCTTTCAAAGTGGACTCGCCACCATTGATCGTCGCAAGCATATAAGCAGTCTGCGAACGGTGCTCTTCGGTAGCTGTCGTTGACTGCGATGGTTGCCCATCCTTGGTCTCCAACAAGGTGGCAATCTTTCTCGGTAAGACTTGGTCCGCTTGCAATAACACAGGCGACACGCCCCGCCCAACGACCTGCGGTGCGGTCGTATGAACGGATTGGGCGGTCGCCACTGTGGGGTTTAAGATTTCAACCAATCCAATGGAGTGCAGATCGTCAGCAACTACCGATGGGACTCTTAGTCTCATCTTCTTACTCACGCTACCAATGCGTGAATCATCAAAGTGAGCCAATGCAACTATTTCAACTAATTCCATCGCGGGGATATTTCGGTTCGTTTAAAAATAACAAAACCCCCACACCGCAAGGTATGGGGGTCTGCTCAATTACAGATTGCCGTAAATGAAAGCCGATGGGCGATAGACTGTCAAAGCCAAACGCTCTTCAGCCAACAATGTCGCCATGTTCTTCTTGAAGTTGTCGCCATCTTCATAGGAGATTTGGACAGCGGCATCCATGCGATCCCAGATTTGTGCGCCCATAGTGAAGCCACCAACCAAGAACTTACCCGCAGTCATGCTGTTTGTAGCGATAACGCGCTTGCCCCAGATCAATGGCTGCAATGCATTGATAGGACCGTTTTCACCACCGAAGATGTACTCACCATAAGTAGTCTTAGCGATTTCAATGGTTTCCCAATCGGCAGGATTGATCACAATTGTGTCGGGTTGGAAC